AGCAACTTCCATCACCCATGCACTCCCAATGGCTATTACCAAGATAGCGAAGAATACTTTGCCACCCTCAACGGTATTAAGCGTGGGATATTGCCGGTGGATGTAGTTCACTGCACCTATCTCATCCGCCGCGAGGTGCTCGATAAGATCTTGTACCAAGATGGTACCGAAGATTACGAGTATGTCATCTTCTCACGCAACCTACGCAACCTTGGAATACAGCAGTATCTTGATAACCGAAAGATCTATGGCTATCTCACGCTGCGAGAGAACGTAGACGCGTGCAAGGAATGGATGGCTAAACTCAAGTGAAGGCCAAGCCAAGTGAGATAAAGAAGATGGTTGAACTGCTCGAGCAGGATGCAGAATCAAGCGAAGAGATGGCCAAGAAGGTTTGGGATCTGGTTGAGGAACTGACAGCCAAACGCACGGCCTACATGGCCGTAGCGGTCTATCCAAGCCTTAAAGTAGCCATTGCAGTGGGACCGTATAACACGGTCAACAACCTACGCAAAGATTATGCCAAGCACATAGGCAAGGTTGGCGACGATTGTTATGGTATTATTGCTGAGGTGCGCGATCCGTCATAACGCGCAGTAGAACGACAAGCCCCGCGTATTCCTGTCCGCGGGGTTTTGTCATTTACAGCTTGTGTAAGCCTTGATTATCCTTATAGTAACCGTAGCCAGTAGGCGTAAGTGTGAACGGTGTAGCCACTGAGTTAAGGTATGAGTATGGTGCCTTAGCATCGAGTTTGTAGAACGCCGGCAACGTCCAGTCTGGCGCAATAACATCGCGGCCATCACGAGCGGTGATCTTATACATAGCACCACGCACATGATCTGCCGGCTCAAGCAACCAATGGCGACCCTTGCTATCCGGATCTGAAAGGTTCACGATCTGAGGATCGACGAGCATTTCGATCACTTCATGGAATACGACAAGAGCTGTACCCTCTTGGTAGCGATCCTTTGAAATGACGATATTCTTAAAGGTAATGCCTTTGCGGAATTTGCCTAGCGGCGCGTTCTTGAATGATCCGGCCAAAATGTACGCAATAGGTTGACCATTCAGTACCTCGTGGTAACCGTAGGCTAGCACCGCAGGGTTAGGAAACTTATCCACGATGCAAACGTTCCACCCGTTAGGGCTACGCTTGGTAGCCGGGGCAACTACTGTCTCTTCTAGGTTCCACGCCTTTGTTACCTGCGTGGTAAATATGCCAAGTGCTGAGCAGATAGACATGTAATCTGCTTGATTGAGTTGTTGAGACTCGTTAACGAACGTAAGTGTTTTCATTGCTACCTCTTCGGGTTGTCGGTTGTGTAAAAGCCACTGCCATTAAACTTTACCGGTGGTGAACCAAAGATCCGGCGCATTGACATGCCGCAACAGATCGGATCAGGACCAGTCTCAAACATAGATCGCTCAACAGTATTCTCTATATTGCATACTTCGCAACGGTAATCGTAATGCGCCATTGTTACTCCAAATCTTCATCTTTCCAAGTGGCAGGCTTGTTACGTTTTCTCATCTCTTTCTTAAACCAGAAGAAAACAATAATACGCCATAAAAGTTTGACGGGCTTGTATATGAGTTTATTTTGTTTTCGGCAAATTTCTAACCATTGTACTTTAACTTCAGTCCAAGCGGAATTTTGATCCATTATTCTTCGCCCTTCTTTTTTCTCAACCATGGATCTGGCCCACCAAGCTCTTTGATCAAGCGGCGCATAGCGCCTTTGACCTTGCGCTCAGCAGAAGATTTAGATATACCAAGAGCGGTAGCCACGTCATCATAGGTCTGCTGCTCGTAATACTTTGCTTGCAAGATGATCTGATCATCCGGCTCGAGCTTATCCTTGGCCTTGCGTACATCAAAAACTGAAATGATGTAGTTGCCGCCCTCAGCCGGAGCACCACCGCCAGTGACACGCTCACCGGTTGGGTTGTGGGTAGGCACTACCTCACTCCAGATAAATGGCAGGATCTGCTCAAGTATCTCAGCTGAATAAAAAATCTCATCGCGTATCTCATAGCCTACCGCTTGCGCTTTAGCGCGTCGGCAATACTTATCCGCATGGCGCTGCAAAGTCTTGGCCAGAAGGTTAATGCCAGACTTGTAATCTTCAGAACCTTTATCGTGGTCAAGCCATTCCTTGACCTTCTCTTGCCGGCGCAAGACCCAGACAATACACTCCTGCTTAACGTCATCAATCTCAAAGTATGTGTTGTATTTTTTGTGGACTTGCCTTGCAACGGTATGGGCAATCTCTTGAGCTTCATCTAACCAAATCAATCTAGTTCCTCTAGGTCGTGTAGGTGCTGTTGCTTGACAGCAAAACAAGGAACGGGCATAGAAGTATCCCAATACTTCTCCTGCAAGCCTTCATGGCCCCATAACCAACCGATAATGACAGCTTGGTAATGGTCATCAATGGTGACAAGGAAATACTTACGGGTTGGATTATCATCCGGCTGAAACAATAACTTGCCATAGCTGTAGGCAGTTGATCGAACCTCATACTCACCCACGTCGCCATCTTTGCGATCAGCAAAGAGCGAAGTAGGAAACTTATCTAACCAACGCGCAACGGCAATTTCAGCAAGCACGCCAAGAATATCTCTGGCAATAGCTTCTGGCCATGTCTTAGCGGCAGTGGTGATCTTGCCGCCATTGGCACGATTAAAGTTGTAACGTTCAACCGCTTCGATAGTTGCATACGTTACATCGCCTACGCTTAGGCCGACCTTTACCATTGCCATACTTTGCCATCCACGGTAAAGGAACGGTTGATGATAGGCACAAGGTGTGGCGTAACGGTTTTACCATCCACATAAAGAATTGCAAAACCCTGCTGCCAAGTAAATAGGCCAGCTTTAATATAGCGAGCATGCTTCAGGTTCATCAGATGGCCAACCTCTAGGCCCCATACTGTTTTAGACTTACCGCCCCACGACTGTGTCCAGTGGGTTAATCCCATGCGGTGCGTATGTCCGCAGACGACACTTGCACCAGCCCGCTTTGCAAGTCCGAGAGCAGTAGATCCAGCAGTAGGCTGCACGTTGCCTTCGTCGCCGTGAACAAGTATCCAATTTGGTGCCAGCTCGTAGGGTTGCTTGTGATATTTAATTCCAAGATCGTCGAGTTTGAGGAACTTTTCAATCTCAAGTTCAGGCAAGCCAAGAAAACCCGGTGCTGAGTGTTTGATTTTATTGTAAAGCCGGTCACTGTGGTTTGACCTTGAGATATGCTTGATTTTAAGAGACTCAAGTAGGCGTACAGTAATGTCTCTGTGTTTGCCAATGTCGTAGTTCCACTCGCCGGGGCCGCCTTGTTCCCATCGGCTGATCTGCGGAAAGTCAATTTCATCTCCTACGCTCACCACCTCGTCTGGCTTATACGCTTTGATAAATGCTGCTAGCGCGGTTGTCGCTCCCACATCATGGTAGGGGGCTTGAAGGTCTGAAACGACAACGATAGTCTTCATTCCGCGGGCCAGTTACCATCCAGTACCATCATTGCAATGGCGCTATAGTTGAGTAAATCTAGGAAACTATCTCTAAGAGATTCATTTTCTGGCGTGGCACCGCTGTCGATGAGATGATTGATACGCGCCATTTTGTCCCACATGCGCACCCGTAGGCCGTTAAGCGGACCGCCCGGTGAAAGTGAAATGTTCTTTGGTCCGTAATCGTGGTGCTTTTTGAGCAAGAGGTTACCTGCGCCGTCGAACACTTCCCACATACTGACGGTAAAGTCGCTTGGCTCATTCGTCACCTGTAGCTTCTCGGTCATTTGGCCTACCCTTCGGTACGTTGCGCTGTCCCTTGTAAATATAATTTTTTGTTTCAGGATCTATATCATAACAGACATACGTTATAAATTCGTCATTATAGTCAAATGGCGCTTCAATTGTGTCTAACACCCAGAAGGCTAGCGATACCCGGCCACCATCGTATGGGCCGCCTATGAAATGTGGGTTATAGGAACCGCTCATTTGCTCTCCTGTACGAGATTGACATTGAGTTTACCGCCTGTCCCAGAGTCATATTTGCTGGCGATCTGCAACGCCTTGGTAACGATCTTGCGAGCCTTAACGTGGTCATCAACAAGTGCGCCATTGGCAAGGGCTGCCATCGCTCCAAGGGCAAAGCGCTCTCCACTGCCAGCAACATAAAGGTTGTCGGTGGTGCGCTCCCATGAGTAGTCAGCGTCGATCCGATAGACCTTGCCTTTAACTACCACGATCCAGACGTTATCGTTTTCTACGCTTGACTCGGACTTAATAAGCTCGTAGCCAGCCTCGATAAAAGTTCTGCGCATGGCTGGGATGAGCTGTCTAGTGATGTACTTGTCCATGTCTTTGACCGTGATCTGCGGTGGCACAAAATCATGCTCAAGGATGTTTATGCCGCGCACAGCGCCGGCACCGGCAAAGACGATATTACTATTTCTAAAAATTTTTCCGTTGGGAATGGTGATCTGAAAGCCATCCTCAGTAGAGGACATAGTATCTGCGCCAATGACTACCCAGTCTGGTCCTTCGATGGCGCATATAGTTGTCACGAAATGTATCCCATCACTTGAGTACCTAAGAACCATGTGTACATAGGTGGTATAGCTTCAACCAGTTCTCCCCAGATCATCCAATCAATCCCCATTGCTTCGCGGGCTTGTTCAATTGTCTTGGCAGTATGACCGCCACCGGGAATTTCATCTCGCATAGAGCCGTACACGCCCACTGGGCGGCCTTGTTCCTTGTGCTTGCAAACAGAACCAATCAATTTAAGATTACTCTCAAACAATCGATGACGGCGAACTTTTAATCCCCATGAAGATCCGCAGCATTGCACCGGATCAATCAATGGCGCACCCGGAACATTCTCAATGACATAAGGCTTGCCACTAGCCATTAATGCTTCTCGAGTTTGCGGGATAAGATCAACCTTGTCGGTGCCTTTACCTTGCGCGTTGCGCAAATGCCTTGTGGCGCTATGAGTTTGACATGGTGGGCTTGCAGCAATCGCATCAAAACTTGCTAAAAATTTTTTGTCCTTAAACACTTCCAATGCATCTGCTTGAATAAACTTATAGGGATAGCGC